AGCAGCATAAAGTAGGCGGCCTCGACCACGGCTAAACTTGTCGTATTGCTTAAGTGGCCCTACGCCATTCATTGATCCGACAAACATGCGACCAGCTTCAGGGTTATTGCTTGCGCCATACTCTTTCGTATTTTTGCTGTGATGATTGCCTGCTTGTGGTCTACCAAAAGCGTTTAACCGACCAGAGGTTTCAACAATCGCTCCCACAGCTGACTTGTTGAGTAATGAGAAAAGCGATGAGAAACCCTGACGGTTTCTGCGCTGTCTGCCGATTGAATAAGTCAAGCCGCGGCGAATAACACGTGAATTGTATTTAGGAAAGCCACGCTCACGACTTGTGCGAGATACTGGCTCTGTGCCGTCATCATTCCAATTGTAAAGCCTGCCGGGAGCCTGTCCGGGTACTTTAGCCTTCGCGTCATCTGTTACTTCTTTGAGCGCCACCTTAATTTCGGTGTTCATCTCTTTAAGCAAATCAGGTGCAAATTGCTTCAGGGCTTTCTTAAGCTCTGGTACGCCTTGCACTACGACTGGCATGTTTCCTATCTTCCGCTTGTTTTTGTAAGACCGCGTAAATCGCCTTAAGCAAATCACGATCCATATTTATGAACTCGCTAGGCGCGATGCCCAGATTTACCGATAGCTCAGCTATGTGGTAAGTCCAAGCATCACGCGTTAGCCATTTGGGCTATCGTCACCCAAAACCTCAACAGCCTTTAAGGTTTCGAGAAACTTATCGCCAAAAGGAAAAACCTCTGGCGCGCCTGCTCTACGCAGACATTCCCAAGCAAGCCAATAAATATCGCTTTGCTTTTGATCTTCTTGAAAGGCTTTGTAAAAACCTTTCTTGGCATGCATCTCAAAGGCATACTCAATAGCTGGAGTTATGTCATGAACTGACTCTGTGCCATCTGCCCTAGTTACTTTAAGTTTTGCCATTATTGCCCCTTTTATTTAATTAGAACGTGCCAGTTGTGGCTACGGTTACTGCTGAGTTTACTGTAAACGTAATGTCCATAGTAGCCATGTCACCTGTTGCACCATTGATAGGTGTGAGGTTGTTTACAAGAATATCGAATGTGTAAAGGCTGTTGGTAGCCGATACTGAAGCGACCTTATCCTGTACCATCTTGACGGCTGCTGTTGTGCCATACGCTGCTTGCAAGGTTGCAAGAACGTTAGCGGATGCTGTGTCGTTCAAGAATGAAACGGTGAGAGTCGCTGACTCAAGACCCTTAACAAACTTGTGTGCGGTGTCACCCATAGCGGTAACTTCAAGCTCATCAAAAGCCTGATTGAGGGTGACGCTTGTTACGTGGTCGCTAAGATCGATGGTTGCAATCTTTAGGCCGACCTTGTTATTCAAGAAAATTGCCATGTGGCTTATTCCTCATCTTTCTTAGCGGTTGGTTTTGGTTCTGTGGGCTTTACCTGACCGATTTTAGCTAGGAAAGCCTCACGCTCTTTTTCTACATCAGCCATGTTTAGCTCCAATCTGAGAGAACGCTGATACTTACTTCCCCGGATAGCAAATCGCCTGCTACACCGGTTAAGACTGCTGGCGCACTAAATGTGCCTATTGTATACGCAATAGAGGACGCTTCAAGCTTATTCACTATTGCTAAATAATAATCTTCGATATTGATGAGGTTACCTTGATTGTCAAACATAGGTGCAAGCACAATGAGCTTGAAATTAGCTTTTGGCTTTACTGTCTTGTAATGGTCGTTAGACGGCTCAATATAAGGATCACCCGGTTGTACCACAATGCTATTGGCTAGGGGAGTGGCAGGTGGGAAGGAAAACACCTGCCACACCGCATTATCAGTTAGCGCAGCCGCGATTGTTCCACGTAGGGTAGAGATTGCTGACATTATCCTACTTGACCGCCCGGAGCTAAGTGATCCGCAAGTAAACCTCTGACACGTGCCATAAGGGTATTGCCCATGCGATATGGTGAAGGTTGAAAGTCTGGTGAAATGCCGCCAGCGTTAGAGGCTTGGCGAGCCTGCCAAATATCTACTGCAATCATGAGTGTTGCTTGATTGACTTCGGGAAGGGTTGCATAATCAATAGCTTGTGTGCCGTAAACGCGACCCCACGGTGCGATTGTGTGATATTCGAGTGTTGTAATTTGATTGTCTACAAACTCAAGCCAACCGCCATTTTTCTTTGTAATGACACTTGAGCCGTTAAAGTGCTGACGCACGTTTTCAACGTTAATAGTGTCACCGACTACAAATTGGTCGGCGTTCTCATAAATGTAAATGCGTCCTGTCGTTCCTGTTGCCTCAATGGCATAGACGGACTGCGTGTTAAACCACAACTTGCTTTTAACAATGTTTTCTGCCGCTTGGCAGACTTCTTCTACAACTGCTGATTGGTATAGAGCTCCAATACCTAGTGCAGAGCGTAGCTCGGCTTCGGTGACGTATGTGGCTGGCATCTCTATCCTCTCTTTATGTTAGCTCCGGCGCAAGGGCTGTGCGCCGGAGTAACTCTACTACTAGGCTAATTACGCCTTGTTATATCTGAAGCAGCCGGAGCCAACCTTTGTTGCGATTGCGCCGTAGCCGTACATGCCGATCTCAACCTTACCTGTTCCGACCTTTTCAGCACGTAGCTGGAGGCGTGGTGATTCATACCATGTGTAGGAATCGCGGTTTACAACGAGGATGGAGTTGTCATCTTCCCCGGTGCGTGTGTAATCAACATAGAGAGGCAATCCGAGAACTGTTCCACGGATAGCGTCTACTGCTAGTGATCCTGCTGCGTTTTGTGGTGCAGCTGCGTTGAAGATTGGTCGGTTCTGTGAATCAACCAATCCAACAATGTTTGACCATTGTTTAGGTGAAACAATAACGCCAGTAGCAAACTTGAAAGTGTTTGAGTAAATGCTTTCACCTGCACGTGCGATAAAGGCTGAGAACTCTGCGCCATCCCACGGCAAGGTGATTGCTGTGGTATCTGCTGTTCCGTTTGTTGCAAGTGTTACTGCGACCGCGGTGTTTGTTGCCTTAGCATAAGCATCGCCCATAAGTGCGAGAAGCTCTGAAAGAAACGCAGGAGAAGTACGATCTAGAACTTCTACTGAGAATTGCTGCATTCCTGCGTACTTCTTGACATCTACATCTACGTACTCAATTTCAACCTGAGTATCGGAGAACGCTGCGCCTTCAGCTGTTTCTGCAACTGTTGGTGCTGTCTTGACGCGTGGAATCTGGAACTTCATACCTGCATCTGGCAAAACGCCTGAGCTAATTGCTTCAATTGATGCGCGTGTTCCTGTGGTCTTAGGATTGATAACTTCGGTCAATTGACGTGTTGGGTTCAAGCCCGGTACGTCTGTTGTAATGCTTGTGTCGGATGCTGCTGCAATCCATTGGCGAGCATCTTCGTCACCAAAGACGGATGCCTTGATTGTGTTTTCAAGCATGCTAAGTGGAGTCACGTTGATACGTGGCTTAGCATAAATTGGTGCGCTTACAGTTGGGCGAGCAGCTTCTACCGCAGGGGTTTCTACCACTTGCTCAACGGTTGCGGTGTCTGGAGTATTCTCCACGACTGCCTCGCTTTCGTTTTGGGTTGGGTTTTCTTCTGCCGCTTCTTCTTCTGAAGCTGCAACGCTCAATACCTCAGCACTCTTAAATGCTGCTGATTGAACAAGACTTGTTTCAGCCATACGGCTAGAAAGTACGCGGTAAACATCTTTTTCGCGTTTACCATCAACAACTTCTACGCCAACGGATAGACCGCTACGGAGTTGCTCGGACGCTTCAATAAGTGCATCGTTTCCACGTGTTGTGTTAGAAATCTTAAAGGTTGCATAAATGCCATCTTCATCTTCACGGAATGAAACCATGCGGCCGATTGGCTTTTTAGGATCATGCTCTAGGAGCAACTTAGGCTTAGGGCTGTCAGGAATCTGAATAGAGCCTTTTTCGAATATAACTTTGCCGGCTGAGGTGTGTCCGACTTCGCCGCCAAATGGAACAATCTTGCCTGAGATTGTGCGCTCACTAATTGAGCATTCAACATCACTACTGAAGGTCAGGTGCATCATTATTTCCGTTCGGAGATAGGTTTTCCATTTCCATAGCATCTTCAATGGAAATTAGACCGAGTGTTAGCATTTTTTCAATGACGGCTAGACGCTCAAGCGCATTAACAGCTAGGAACGCATCCTCGACATTGAACTTAACTATGTTCCCTCGGGCCGTAATATCGTCCATAGACAAGCGATCCTGAATGGCGTGGACGTATGGCGCGAGGGAAAGAGAAACAAACTGACGGCGTTCATCTTGAACGTTAGCATAAGTCATGCTCGTATTTTGATCGGCTGAAATGTAATACGCAGGGACATTCATCATTCTCGCCACTTGAGTACAAGTTGATTGTAAAGCGTCTACAAACATCATGTCACGCGGACTAAATGCTGTGGGCTGGTAATCTAAAGTGCTTGTAAGGTAGGCGGTGCTGCGTCGTTCACGCGCTGATTTCCATGCAGCGAGAATTGCTTGCACTTCTTCTTGTGATAAATCTGCACCAGTATTTTTTAGAACACCTGAAGGCATCGGAGTAGCTGACGCAACTCGCATAGCAGTTTCTAAATCAATCGCAGAACGCAAAGTACGTGCGCCACGTTGTAGCACACCTTCATCTAAACCTTGAAATGTAATAAGTGAACCCAAGCCAGACATAGGCACAGGAGATCCATCGACTGTGTATTGTGTGATGAAATTGGTATACGAATCCGTTGTAAACGAAACGCGACCCGGTGCTACCCATTCAAAACGTGCTGGTCTGCCATCATCAAAATAAACTTCAGTAACGCGCCAATAAGCAACGCCGTAAAATAATAGCGAGTCCACAGTCCAAGCAAGTGTCGTGCTAAGTGGCTGACTAATTGACGGTTGCTCTAGCCATAGTGGCTTGCCTAGTTTTTCGCCAGTAGACTTTTTGTAAAGCTCTAGTGGAAATGTTGCAATAGTGCCAGCAATCAAGTTGCGGCATCGAGCAACGCTTGGAACGCTCATCGCTTCATCACGTGATAGCGCAGTTAGCGTTACAGGTAAGAAATAATTAAAAGCGTCTGTCATCAACTGAGGCGCGGCTTGCGCTTCAATAGTGACCGGCTTACGCGAGAATAGACCCATCCCCTAAAGGATACCACACAAAGTGGACATTTAGGACATAATGGCAGGTTTTGATTGTGGCTTGAGTAATTGGTGTGTCACCATCGCTAAACAGATAGCAGCCGAAACATCGCCAGCCGATTTACGCCTCACTATGCGCCAGCCTGCGTCAGTTTCCTTAGCAGCGCAGTTATTCATGGAGTCTACAAGCGATTGCATGCCATTGTGCGTTAGACGCTGATTCACTATTGCATCTAGCAAATCTGAACACGCTTGATAGAACACCTGCCCGGACATATCCTGCATTTTGTACCCAGTCTGCGCCAAGCGTTCAGCCACGCTCATTGTCGTGTATTTATCAAAGCAAATCATGCGCGGTTTGTATTCTTTAGCCCAGTTAGCGATTTCGGCAGCCATCTTCAGCTCATCAATAGCCACATGTGACTCAAACTGCGCCACAACACCTACGCCTACCTTGCCATCCTCCATAAGTTGCCCTGCAACAAGGCTAGCCTGTTTTTTGGTTACTGAAATGTCCATCGCAAAGATTGTGAGCCTGCCGGGTTCTAGTTTGAGATCCTGTACCGTCAAATCCTCAAATGCTCGATAAGGCCACGGTGATTTAAGCGCGCTAACCCATTGGCACAAGGTTTCTGTGCGGCTAGCCTCTACGCTTGACGTTGCAATAGCTTCAGCGATTGTCGCTTCATCTACTAGGTAGCCCAATGCCGGGTTAGCCTGATACCACGCTTCCTTATCGGTTATCTTGCTAAAGTCATCGGCTGAATACTCCCAATAGCCTAAAGTCTTAGGTGGGTAACTTAATGCGCGTGTGCGTAGATCGTTTAGTACGTGGCTGAATGCATCGCCAGCGTTACTTGTAAGAAATATCTGACTATTGGGCTTTGCACGTGTGATTGGCTTTGCCGCAGTCCACGCCTCATCACTAATTTCACGTAACTCATCTACGAAAAGCAAATCCGCGGTCTTACCACGGCTTCCATCTCTTGTTGCCGCGACTATCTCGTATCTTGCTCCCGATAAAAGCTCAATCGATTCCTGACCATTAGCCACGCGGATTTGCTTAACTTGCGTTAGTAGTGATTCGTTGCCCTCGATAACGTCACACACCTTGCGAA